TGGGGCTTCAAGGGCTTCACCATGACGGACTGGTGGGCGAACATAAACGTTCGTGGAAAAGAGCCTGACAAGACGGATCTTGCAGCTATGGCTAGGGCGCAGAACGATGTTTACATGGTTTGTCCTGACGGAGAAAAGAATGACGACAACACGCTTGTTGCCCTTGAAAATGGCGGTATAGAGAGGTGTGAGCTTCAGAGAAATGCGGCGAACATATGCGGATTTCTTCTTCACACTAATGCTCTTAAGCGTGCGGAGGGTATAGGAGATACTGTCAAGGTGATAAACCGAGAGGACGAGGAGCAGGAGGACGACAAGCCTGTACAGTTTTATAAGGTAGACCGTGACATAACTCTTGACCTTAGTGATGTTGACACAAAGAAAGGCACTTCTTA